CCGTGGGTCTGGTTCCTTGAATCAAACTATCACCTCCGACCTCGCCGCAGGTACGGTCTACTTCGACCAAGTTTGCAGCGTGACATTCAACAAGGTTGCCGCTTCTGACATCGCAGAAATTAGCAACCTCGTAAAAGGTCGCATGGCGGTGTTGGTTCAAGACAACAACGACAACTGGTTCGTCATGGGACACAAAAACGGCGTCGAAGTGACGGGCGGAACCGCCCAGACCGGAACCGCTGCCGGAGACCAAAACGGATTCACGATTGAGTTCTCTGCCCAAGAGGTGGCCCCAGCTCCATTCTTGGCGTTGACCGCAGGCGCACCAAGTGGTGTAAACATCACGATCACGGCTGCACCTTAAGACTGCGAAAATACCGGGCCACCTTAGGCCGTTATTGTTACAAGGAGGGGGAGGGCGTTGGCCTTCCCCTTTTTTATTTAGACCTATGATTCACCTTGTCCCAAATTCTGCCACCAACGTCGTCTATACCACGCCGTTTGAAGCGCGCAAGTTCCTTGCCGCGTTTACGGACTACCTTTTGGTCTTGACAAATCAGGCCACCGAGGAGCAGTTTGCTTGCATCTTCAACTTTCAATACGACAACGAGAGATATACCCAAGCGGACCTCCCGACAAACAACGACGACCCGGTGAACGGGGAAATCCTTTTGACCGAATCGGGCCTCTACACCTACACCATCTATGGCCAAAACTCCGACTTTAACCTCGACCCTACCGACGCGGTGGTGGTGGGGGTGTGTGAGGTGGGCACTTGCAAGGTGAGCGACGAACCCGCGTGGACCATCCCAACCGTGACAATCCCTGACAACGTCATATATTACGAATGACATGGAATTACTGAAGCTCAAAGAATACCAAGAGCGTTCGTACGCCGAGAAGCCCTCGAATCAAGGGTTCGTAAACTACGGCGACGACAACCTCTTCCCTCAATACCTCATCGACCTCTACAAGTCGAGCGCCACGCATAACGCCCTGTGTACCTCCATTGCGTACATGATCTTCGGCGACGGCGTACAGGCCGATACGTTGGAGGCGCGTTTGAAGATTGAGGAGTGGGGTTTGCAAGACGAGGTCCGCAAGGCGTGTCTCGACCTGAAGATTCAAGGCGGGTTCGCATTGGAGGTGGTGTACTCTATCGACCGAAGCACCATCGCCAAGGTGCGCCACTGCCCCTTCGAGAACATCCGGAGCGCGGAAGTGGACGAGAACGAGGACGTGAACTTCTACTACTACTCGAAGGACTGGGCCGACAAGACGTGCGAGCCGGAGGTGGTGCGTGCATTTGACCCGTCCGACTCGGTGGACTACCCCGTCCAAATCTTGTACGTCAAGCCGTTCTCTCCCGGTTCCTACTACTACCCCAAGCCGGACTACATCGGCTCCATTGACTACATCGAGCTCGACAAGGAAATCGGCAAATACCATATAAACAATATCAAGAACGGGTTGGCCCCTTCGTTCACCATTCACTTCAAGAACGGAGTCCCAGCGCAAGAGGAGCGGCTGCGTATTCGAAACGACATCGAGCGCCAATTGGCCGGGGCTACGAATGCCGGCAAGTTCATTGTCACCTACTCCGACTCTCCCGACCGCAAACCTGACTTCGAGCCGTTCCCGCTTTCCGATGCCGACAAACAATACCAGTTCCTTTCCACCGAAGTGTCCGACAAAATCATGGTTGGTCACCGCGTGGTGTCTTCGGCTATGTTCGGAGTTAAGACGGCGGGACAACTCGGCAACACCCAAGAACTCGAAATCGCCTCGGAGTTGTTCGACCGCCAAGTCATCAAACCCTACCAGCGAATCGTAAAGAACGCCCTAGAATCCATTTTCACTGCGGCAGGGGCACCGACGGTCGTCTCGGTCGAAGAAGTGCCTCCTATGGAGCCCGTAGAGGTCGAGATGGGCGAAGAGGTAGAGTTAAACCTTGCGTGTGACTACCTCATCGAGATGGGCGAGGAACTCGACGAAGAATGGGAGTTGATTGATGCCCGCCGCGTGGACGTAGAAACCGAGGCCACACAAGATGCCCTTTGGAACTTCGCCCGCGTGCCCTCAGGCAAGCCCCAAGCCAAGTCGGAACAAGACAACGAGCTCGTGAAAGTTCGATATGCTTATATGCCCAAAGTCACAGGAAAGAACGGGAACGAATCGAGGGACTTTTGCAAGCGCATGGTGGCCGCTGGCAACCGCGTATGGAGAAAGGAGGACATCGACGCCGCCTCAAATCGTGCTGTGAACCCCGGATGGGGACCAAACGGCTCCGATACCTACGACCTCTTTTTGTACCACGGGGGCGGATCGTGCCAACACTTTTGGGAGCGCCGTACCTACCTCCGCAAGAACAACAAGAAAATCAGCGTCAACCGCGCCCGCAAGATTCTCCGCGAGGCAGGGTTGGAACCGCTGCCACAAAATGACCCGCGCGTTGCCAAGCCCACACGAGAGCAAGTCAACCGTGGTTTCCTCGAACCCAAGAACTGGACAACACCCGTATAAATGGCACTCACCGCAGAAGTTCTCTTTGTCAACCCGGACTACATGAAGCGTATGACCCAGCTCAACGGCGGGGTGGAAGACGCGGTCATGGTTCCGGCGATCATCTTGGCACAAGACAAACACATCCAACAATACCTCGGCACGGACCTCCTGAACAAGTTGAAGGCCGACATCCAAGCCGACACCCTGACGGGCAACTACGAGGCCCTCGTAGACGGATACGTGAGAAAGGCGACGGTGTGGTGGTCGATGGTTGAACTCCTCCCGAACTTGTACGTGAAGCTCGACAACGGCGGGTTGGTTATCAGGACGGCGGAGAATACCTCGGCCATCTCCGAGGCGGACCTACACCGCGAAATTGAAAACGCAAGGCAGAATGCGCAATTCTACACGACGCGCCTTGTGGAGTACCTCTGCGCAAACATGACCCTCTTCCCGGAGTACACATCCAACTCAGGTGCGGATATGTTCCCGGACTCAGCGGTGTACTTCCAGAATGGCATGACCATCTCCGGGGGACATGATCAAATCGACCCGGACCTCGCTCGTAAGCTCCTCCGATGACCCGCAAAGAGAACATCGTGGCGTTGAAGAAGTGGATGGAGAAGAACAAAGACAAGCCCAAACCGAAAGAAAAAAAGAAATGAGCATTGAAACGTTCTTGAATTTGTTACCTTCCTTGCTGGCGGCAGTAGGGGTGTGGGTGTCTTTGAATAGCGAGGTGGCCAAACTCAAGGGACGGGTGTACCGTTTGGAGTCTGACCAAGGAAAGATTGAGGCCATGCTGAAGGAGTGCGTCGAAGGCATCCACGAGCTGAAGGTGTTGTTGGCCAAAAAAGGACTCTGAATGTACAAGTGGTTCAAAATGTCCGAGTTTGATTCTCCCGACCAACCCGGGTCAGGTGAACTCATGGAGCCCGCCGTGGTCCAAGCGTTGGACATTGCTCGCGACATCTACGGGTTTCCTATGAAAGTGACGTCGGGGTTTCGCAGCATCTCTCACAACAAGGCCGTCGGAGGTAGCCCCAAGTCTTCGCACCTCCTTGGGTGGGCCGTGGACATCGCGGTGCCAAACTCCGAGCGAAGGTTCCTTATGTTGGAAGCCCTCCTTGATGCTGGGTTCCATCGTATAGGCGTGGGAGAGAACTTCATCCACTGCGACCTCGACCCGAACAAGACGCCGAATTGTCTTTGGGTTTACTAAATAGCCAATGCACCTTACCCGCAAACACCGCACCGTCCACGCCGTCGACTGTGACCTAAAACAGCGCAAAGGACAACAACACTTCCTCTTCATTTCCGACATCCACTACGACGCCATGAAGTGCGACCGGGAGCGGCTCCATCGCCACCTCGAAGAAGCACGAGAACTGGGCGCCGGGGTGTTCATCTTCGGAGACTTGTTCGACCTCATGCAGGGCAAATACGATCCCCGTGGCAACTACTCCGAACTTCGGCCAGAGTACAAGTCCTGCGTGTACGTGGACGAGGTTATCCAAGACGTAGGAGAGAAGCTGTCCAAGTACGCCGACGTCATCAAGTTCATCTCCAAGGGCAACCATGAAACGAACATCGAGAAACGAATGATGGTCAGCCCCATTGACCGCGTGGCCCAAATCTTGAACGCAGCAGGGGGACACGTAGAGGTGGGAGGGTACGCGGGTTGGTTGGTTGTCCAAGCGCACCGCAGCGGCTCCGCCCGCCGTCGTTTCAATGTCCACTATCATCACGGCTACGGGGGAGGCGCCAAGCGCTCGAAAGGAATCCTCGGAGCTGACATCGACCAAAAGGACTTCCCGGACGCGGACATCATCGTACGCGGCCACGATCACCAGAAGTGGCACCTACCTATCACCGTGGACCGCATCACAAACCAGATGAAGCTCGAACAACGCACGGTCCACCACCTACGCCTCGGCTCATATAAGAAGCTGGGAGACAGGTACGCGGGCTGGGCTACGGAAAAGAACTTCTCTACGCCACGGCTCGGGGGTTGGTGGGGTTGCTTGGAAGAGCGCCGCGACGACTACGTGTGGACCATCCGGGAGGCGACATGAAGCCCGCTTTCCAGATACTTCAAAACTTGGACCTCACGGAGATGTTCAAGACCAAAGGCGACCTCAAAAGGTGGAGCGCCAAAAGAACTATCGGGGGTGCAATTGTTACCGAAGCCCTTTGGCAAATACACGCGCACGGCTTATCTTGGGAGGGCATCGTCCTAGCGGGGGTTGGCATAGTCCCGCTTTGCCTCTCGTTTTTTGAGAGGAAGGAATAGTTGTTTCATTCATCACAGGTTGAAGGGTCGCCCGAAACGTCGGGGGCCCTTTTTCTTTGCATGAAAAAAAATTCCATTTTTGTTTGGTAGATGGAAACTTTGTTCTATCTTTGGGTCATGAACGAAACACAAACCCCAAACACGATGCAAACAGATTTTCCCACCGAGCCATTGCGTAAAAGCTCAAAGCACCAAGTTATCGTGCAAGTATTCACAGGTTTGTCCGCCAGGTACGTCTACTGCGAGACACCTGAGGATGCCATGCGTTGCGTAGAGATTAATCGCAATTGGGGCATCCCTGCTGGCATTATCGCCAACCCTCAACACCGCGTCAAAGACGTTTATATGATGCCCACACACTTGATTGCATAAAAATCCAAACCCCCAATACGATGCCAGAAAAAAGCACCAAAGGCCGCGACCTCGCCTACAAGATCGCCACCCGCCTACGCGGAAACGAATTCAAAGACATGACGCTTGGAGAGATTGACGACTTCCGAGCTGAGATGGCCTTGTTCCTTGACCTCAAAAAAGAATGGTGATGCCACTTAAGCCAAACGGAATCTCCCACACCGTCTACCCTGACCAACCAGCGGAAGACTTCAACGAATGGGCGGCCAACTTCACACGACAAGAGGTGGCCCGCGATGCTGACGAGTTCAAGCGTAAGTTTGACTCCCTGTGGTCTGACTTCAAGAAACAAATTGCCGGATGAAACACACACACAAAACACGCCTCCTCGAATACCTCGAAGAGTTCGGAAGCATAACAACGCTCGAAGCTATACGCGACCTTGGAAACACGCGCCTTGCGGCTCGCATCTCTGACCTACGACGTGAGGGCTACGACATCACAAGCCAACCCATGAAAGTCCCGACGCGGTGGGGGACGGAAACCACCGTGACCAAATACATCTATTCACCATGCCTCGATACGAAGTGACCTACTTCCGGGGGCACGATCACGACGACTGGGACAAGGCGCAGTTCGACGCGGTCGATGCAGACGAAGCAAAACAAAAAGCCCTTGACGTTATCCCACCCGGCCACCGGGTGAAAAGAATCAAACCAGTGCAAACCGTGCTGCCTCAAAACCTTGGACAAGACCAAGACGGCTACCCCGTAGACCCCTTTGGAATGCGCGACGCATTCGACAACCTTTGTGAACAAGCAGACAAAATCATTCAAACCCATAACACAATGGAACAAACAACAAAAATTCAGAACATCACCCCACAAGGGACGTTCGACTACAACGGAAAGACCTTTCACAAATTCGACGTCATTCTCGAAAATGGCATGGTCGGAGAAGTGAACGCCATGACCCCGGACAAGTGGAAGGAAGGTGACGAGTGCGTGGTCAAAGAGCAAAACACCACCAAGTGGGGACCGCGCCTCAAGCTCGACAAGCCCGGCTTCAATGGTGGCGGTTCATCAAGCCCCAAAGCACCCGCCAACAACGACGTCAAAGGCATTGTGGCAAGCTGGGCCGTTGCTTGTGCCATGCAAGCAGCAGGAGACCCCTTCCAGAAGGACTACGACTCGATCGTGCTGCAACTCGCACGGGTGGCCTTGAGTGCTCGAAAGGTCATCAAAGACGAAGTGGAGGTCTGATGTGGGAGACAGGAACACCAACGGAAGAGGGATGGTACCTCTGCGCATGGAAGATGGGTGACGGCTACGTCTACGCAGTCGGCAAATGGACGGGGGGTGAATGGTTCACCTCCATGTCCGCCGAGCCGAACACCTACCAAGTCATCACAGGACCAGACCAACAAGACAAGATGCTCGACGAATTACACGAAACACACAAACAAAATGGAAAAGCGAAACAGGTGGACCGCGCGTGAAGTGCGAACTATGAAAGTCCGATTCAAGGACGGATTGTCCGACCAAATGATTGGAGAAGAATTGAACCGAACGGCAGACTCGGTTTCAAACATGAGGCGCAAACATGGCCTCACAAGGAAACAAGGACGCAAAGTTGGACAACGAAGTGCCCGTGTTGTCAAGTCAAATACAAAGCAAATGGAGGTGTCAATCTTGTGGGGCCTCATCAAATACACGAAGGCATGAAAGACTACATCAGAAAGCACTTCGGCTCCCAAAAGCAATGCGCCGAAGAGCTGGGAGTGAGTGAGAAGACTGTGGGGAACTGGATGGCAAAGAACCCAAGCGGCATCCTCAAGCACGCCCGGCAAATCGTGGAGACCAAGAACACGACGTACCTACAACTTCACGGAGAGGTGGAGTACCGGGAGCATGAGTTGAAAGTTCTTGAACCAATAAGGGAGACGTGAACCACGCGTCTCTCTTTTCCGGGATCGGAGGTTTCGACTTGGCCGCCGAGTGGATGGGTTGGAACAACGTCTTCAACTGCGAGTGGGAGGAGTTCCCGCGACAAGTCCTGAAACATCACTTCCCAAATGCCATACAACATGGAGACATCAAAGAACTCGACGCGACAACTTACGCTGGACGAATTGATATACTCACAGGAGGGTTTCCGTGCCAACCCTACTCCCTCGCCGGCAAGCGAAAGGGAAAGGAAGACGAGCGCCACTTGTGGCCAGAGATGCTGCGCGTTATTCGAGAATGCGCCCCGCGCTACGTCGTGGGCGAGAACGTTCGCGGCCTTGTTGGTTGGAATGGAGGGTTGGTCTTCGAGGAGGTGTGCGCTGACTTGGAAGCTCAAGGGTACGCCGTACAACCGTTCTTACTTCCAGCTTGCGGCGTCGGTGCCCCTCACAGACGCGACAGGGTTTGGTTCGTTGCCTACTCCGAGCGCATTCGATTGGAACACGGCACGAAGCAGGGAAGCCCACGCAAAGGCAGTCGAAAAGTGGGGCCATTCCTTGCAGCCGACATTAAAACAAATGGCAGCTTTCAACCTACTGCCGACCCCAGCCACACGAGATTACAAGGGCGCAAGGTCACAGGAAGCACTAAAAAAGGCGGGCAGGAACGAGACGAACAGCTTGCCCGATGCGTTTGCCAAACTTGGCAAAACTTCCCAACTGTCCCCCCTGTTTGTGGAGGAGATGATGGGCTTCCCAAAGAACTGGACGGCATCACCTTTTCAAAGTGGCGACGCGAAAGTATAAAAGCATATGGCAACGCCATTGTCCCTCAAGTCGCTTTGCAGATATTTAAGGCCATAAACCGGTACGAGAATGGAGCGAAACTTTAAGGGCGTGTGGATCGCCGCAGAGATATGGTTGGACAAAGACCTCACCCTCGTCGAGAAGGCTTTGCTCGCCGAGATAGATTCGTTCACGGGCAATGGTCGCTCGTTCATGAAGTCGAACGATACTATTCAAGACGAGTACGGAATCTCCCGGAACACCATCGGACGGTCCCTGCGCAAGCTCGCCGACCGGGGTTTTGTAGAGGTAACTTTCAATGGACGAGTGCGTTGCGTCACTACCCGTGCAGGCAGCATCCCCAAAATGGGGAGGCAGAGTACCCAAAATGGGGAGGCAGCATCCCCAAATGATACCTCTACTAATACAAGTAAAAGAACAACTTACAATACATTAAAAGAGAAGGGTGTGGTGTTGCCTTTTGATTCGAAGGAATTTGCAGACGCTTGGGACGTGTGGTTGACCGAGCGCCGCGAACGAGGAACCAAAAAATATACCCAGCGCGGCGAGCAAGCCGCCCTCCATAAATTGCAGAAAGATTCACAAGGGGACGAGGCCACGGCCATCGCGATCATTCACGAAAGCATCGCGCACGGCTGGCAAGGTCTCTTCCCACTCAAAAACCGAAAGAATGACACCAAAAGACTTGGCCCTTCGGACGGCTCGCTCATTGCAGAGCATCTCCGACGCCTCGCGAATGAGTCCGGAGAGGGCATGGCGTGAAGGCACCAACGTACTCGTCGCGTACCGAGAGGCCCCAGCAAAGACGGAAGCCACCCTCATCATCTTGTTAAAGGAGACCCTCCAATACCTCGACTACAACAAAGGCATCACCGCCGACCGTGACATCTTGGATGCGGTCCACCATCTACGGGACACCTTCCCAGCCATGAAGCTCGAAGAATGGGCGGTCATCATGCACCGCCTCAAAACGGGCGAATACAGGCCCGGATATGAGCGTTTGAAACTTCCCGAATTGGTTGATATATTCAGGCAGTACGAAGGCGAACGAGCCGCCGTCAGAGAAGGCAATTGGAACGAGCTAAAGAAGCACGCACCCGATCGCCTCAGCGACGACCAACTGGACGCCTTGTATAAGAACTACAAGAAACGTCGTGAAGCGGAAAGCAAAGAACTCCAAAAGGGCGCAGACATCAAGCGAGTCCAGGTCAAGAACGGGCGGTGGGAGCACATCCCGTACCCGAACGACAAACCGGAGCGCGATGGTGAAGAAGGTGGACACGGTGTTCAGCCAATACATCCGCCTGAGGGCGAGTGACCACCGAGGTATGGGAGAGTGCTATACGTGCGGAGCAGTCCGACATTGGACCGAGGTAGACGCGGGGCACTTCATGAGCCGGGCGTGCATGAGCACACGATGGGACGAGAAGAACGTCCAGTTCCAATGCAAGCGGTGCAACGGCTTCCGAAGTGGGGAGCAGTTCCTTTTCTCCCAACACCTCGACAGGCAGCACGGAGAGGGCACCGCCGAGGCACTCTTGATTGAATCGAAGAAGACGCGCAAGTTTTCCCGCGACGAACTCGAAGCCCTATACCATCACTACAAGCGCAAAGTCGATGAACTCAAAAGCACGAAGGGACTTTGACGCATGGTTCACGGAGCACTACGACGAGCTCGTAGAAGTCTCCCGTCGGTTGCATCGTGACAACCTCGACCTCTTGCACCATACCTATCTCTCGTGCGTGCTGGCCCTACGCAAGAACAAGAACATCTTGGACAACCTTCCGGGATATGTTCACACCGCAATGTGGAACCTTTCCACGGGAACCTTTCGGAAGCTATACAAAATCACCGACGCACCCGACTACACCCACGTCTCGAACTACGACATCCAAGAGGCCATCAGAAAGGAGGAGGCGTTGATCATGGCCAACCACCTCTCGTGGTTTGATAGAACCGTTTTGGAGTTATATCTTGACGGGTGGAGCATGGCCGAACTTGCCCGGCAATCTGGAATAGGTGTGTCGGTCCTTTACGAATCCATCTCACAAAGCAAAAAGAAACTCCGCCGTGTTATTCGTAGACGTGAAAACTAGGACCGAGAGGTACGACATCTGCCTTGGATGCGAGCACTTCGTGACCACGACCAAGAGTTGCGGTCCCCTCGTGACAGAGGCGTTCACGGACTCTCCCTTGTGCGGGTGCTATATGCCCGCCAAAACAAAACTCAAGGTCGCATCGTGCCCGCTTGATAAGTGGCACGCCACCATCCAGCCGGAAGAGGTGGAGCAAATCAGAGAATACCTTGATCGCCCCAACCAAGACAAAACAATCGAAGAACTCAACGACCTTTCCCGTCGGTTCCTGACCGGACAAAAGGCGAGCGGGTGTTCTTCATGCAACCGGAAACTCTTACAACAACTCAAAGACCTCGTACACAATGCCGATACCCACTCCTAAACAAGACGAAAAGATGACCGAGTTCCTCAACCGATGCATGAGCGATGAGGTTATGAAGACCGAGTTTACAAACGAACGCCAACGTATGGCAATATGCGCCAAGGAATGGAGCAAAAAATAACAGACAATTTCTACCTCAACGTCGGGCAACTTCACGACTACTCCCACGACAAAACCCTCGTCATTGAACGGGCGCGTCGTGGGGTGACTGCGCTGGGCCTTGAGTGGAGCGACATCATCGCGCAAAACCGAAGGGGCCACGTAGCCGACACCCGGCACATCGTTTCGAAGTATCTTCGGGACAACGGCTTCAGGTTTCAAGAAATCGCCAAGACCCTCCAACGAACGAACCACACGACCTCGTGTTATAGCGTCCGGAGAGCTCAAGAACTTTTGGAGATTGACCGCCGCTTCCGGGCCGACTACAAGAAATTTTTGAACGCATGACCTTACGCAAAGTCAAAAGAATGCTCAACGAGAGCGACGACTTCTTGGTGTTTACACGCAAGGACACCGGGGCCGACGTCGCCAACTTTGGAGTGTTCCACAAAGACACCGACTCGTGGGAGATTCTTTTGAACCTCGCCGTCTCCGACTATCACATACGAGAAACCCTCCGGAATGTTCTTAACGCCGCCGATACTTATCGAGACCAGCAAGCTGAGGACTCACCCGAATAACCCTCGGTTTATCCGAAAGGAGAAGATGGAGTACCTCAAGCGGTCCATCTCCCAAGACCCGAAGATGATGACCGTTCGACCTCTCTTGGTCAACCCTGACATGGTGGTGTTTGCAGGGAACCAAAGACTCCGTGCCTGCATCGAGCTTGGATGGGAGGCAGTCCCTTGTAGCGTGTGCGACTGGACCGAAGAGGAGCAAGAGCGGGCCATGATCAAAGACAACGCCCACCACGGAGAGTTCGATATGGACATTCTAGCAAACGGCCCCCACGAACCCGAACAACTCCAAGAGTGGGGGGTTCCGATTGACTGGGACAAACCCGAACCCGAAGACAAACCAAAAGAACTGAAGCAATGCAAGCACTGCGAGAAGATGATACCTTGACAGAGTTGGACACTTTAGAACCAAAAAAGGCAAACATGGTCGAGGCCCTCACAAAGGCGTTGGGCATCGTGAAGCTCGCGTGTGAGTCGTGTGGCATCTCAAGGCAGACTCACTACAACTGGCTCAAGGAAGACCCAGCATATAAGGCAGCGTGTGACAACCTTCCGGAGGTCGTGTTGGACTTTGCCGAACACCACCTACACAAACTCATCTCACAAGGCAACCCAGCGGCGACCATCTTCTATATGAAGACCAAAGGCAAGGGCAGGGGCTACGTGGAGAGACAAGAGATTGAGGTGGCCGAGAAGAAGCCCCTCTCGTGGTTTGTGTCTGACGACTCCTCGGTGTCATGACGCGCACCCAAAAAAAGAACCGCAAGAGACGAGCGAGAGAGAAGGCCAAGAACAAGCAAGGCCGCAAGGACTTCCGCGCCTTCCTCGATGAACGAGGCATCGCCTACCAAGAGAAGACGAAAGGGCACTATCTCATCGGCGACGTGGTGTATTTTTACAAGGCCATGAAGTACCAAAAGAAGGGGTGTTGGTATTCGTTCAATTCACACGAGGAATTTTTGGATAGCTTGTGAGGCAACCCGCCACATACTACCACGTCAAGAACTCGCCCGCCAAGATTCAAGTTCACCAAGGCGGGACGCGATCGGGCAAGACCTACTCCATCCTCACGGCACTCATTGAACTGTGCCACCGCAACGAGAACTCCGGGGCGGTTATCACCATCGCTCGAAAGACCTTCCCCGCCATTCGCGCCTCGGTCATGAGGGACTTCTTCGAGATACTCGAACGGGAGGACATCTACGACGTCAACCTGCACAACAAGTCAGAGGCCACCTACATCCTATACGGGAACATGGTCGAGTTCATCTCGGTCGACCAACCGCAAAAGGTCCGGGGCCGCAAGCGTGACATCTTGTTTGTGAACGAGGCCAACGAGCTCACCCTCGAAGATTGGAGGCAACTTATGCTCCGCACCACGGGGCGGGCCATCATTGACTACAACCCCTCCGACGAGTTCCACTGGATATACGACCACGTGTTGACCCGGCCCGACCACGAGTTCTTCCAAACCACATACAAAGACAACCCGTTCCTACCCGAGTCCACCGTCGCAGAGATTGAACGACTCAAGGAAGCCGACCACGACTACTGGAGGGTCTACGGATTGGGCGAGCGTGGCGTCTCCCGTGCGACCATCCTCACCCACTGGAAGCAAGTAGTTCAAGTCCCGGAAGGGTGGCGCCTGTTGTCTCTTGGTTTAGACTTTGGATATACCAACGACCCCACGGCCATCGTCAAGGTGTACACCGACGGCCACGGCTTTTGCCTCGACGAGGTTTGCTACGCCACGGGCCTCACGAATGCAGCCATCGCCCAAACGCTACGAGACGCCGACATCGGCAAGGCCATGATCGTGGCCGACTCCGCCGAGCCCAAGTCCATCGACGAAATACACGGGCACGGGTTCAACATACACCCAGCACGCAAAGGCCCGGACTCGGTTCGGTCGGGCATCGACTTCCTCCGGTCCCGCCCGCTCCTCATCACAGAGCGCAGCGTGAACGGCATCAAAGAACTCCGGAACTACAAATACAAGGAGGACAAGAACGGGCGCCAACTGAACGAGCCCGTCGACGCCTTCAACCACTTTGTAGACGCCTCACGCTACGCCGTGACGTGGAACCAAACGAACCCGAACTTCGGGCAATACGCCCTCGGATAACTTGAGGAATCAAACCTTTTGAACTTGTAACAATATGAAGCTGCGCCTCCCCGCCTCTTTTCAAGACCTCACCTTGCGTCATCTTATGACGCTCGAGACCGAAACCGACCCCGTTAAGCGCGTCCAAGCCGTCACGGGTCACTCCTTCGCGGAACTCCGCAAGATGCCCCACAAACTCATCGTGGAGGCCAACGCACACCTCGACACCTTGCAAGCCAACGAGGTCGCCCAGCACAAAGAAATCATCGAGCTCAACGGCGTCGAGTACGGGTTCGTTCCGGACTGGGACGAGTTCAGCGCCGGAGAGTGGATTGATATGGAGACGTACACGGCGAACTTCTGGAAGACGCCACACAAGGCCATGAGCATCCTATACCGGCCACTCGAAAGGAAGTGGGGGGATCGCTACTCGATCAAACCGTACACGGCCAAAGAGGACGCCGACGTGTTCCTCGATATGCCCGCCCCTCTCGTCGCCGGTGCGTTGCTTTTTTTTTGGAGTACCGAAAAGAAACTACTCAACGCTTTGCAGTCCTCTTTAATTCAGAAGACTCAGGAGGTGACGAGTTTGCTGCAAAGTGGGGATGGTACCCCGTCCTCTACACCTTGGCTGGCGAGGACATTCTTAAAATGGATGCGGTCACGAAACTACCCGTTGGCCACGCCTTCACCCACCTCGCCTACCTCAAGGACTTGAACTTCAAAAGAGAGCAAGCAAGCAAGAACCGCATCGCATGATCACATTCAACAATATCGTCTCCAAGTTTCAGGAGTTCTGCGACGACCACTTCTTCATCAAGACGTTCTCGTATGGCTCGCCCTCGGACGTCGACCTGGAGAAGTTCGAGCAGTACCCGCTCCTTCACTTGGTGTACACGGGTGGGGACTACAACTCGCCCAAGGCCAAGACCTACAACCTCGAAGTCTACATCTTGTCCTTGCCTCCCTCGAAGGCGGATAAGGTAGAATATCAAAAGGAGAACATCTCCAACGCCGAGCAGGTGGCCGAGGACATCTTGGCCGACATCCAGAACGGAGGAAACATCTTCCAATTTGGGTTTCATTATGACCTCGTCAACGCCTCGGTGACGCCGCTTGAAGAGACCCAGAGCAACGCCCTTGCTGGATGCCTCTTGGACATTGCTATCTCGGTCCCTTACACCTACGACTCGTGCAACGCTCCCTTGACAGGCGTTGAACCGGAGGGAAGCGATACGCCCTCGTTCAAGGCTCGTGGCTTGCTCCGCGTCAAAGAACTTGACGGAAGCCCCGACGTACTCTCAGTAGCTACCATCAACGTTCCCAACGGCTCTTTGACCGACGATGGAGACGGGACAATTACTTTGGACTTTGCTGGTGGGGCGGTGAGTGCGGTGACGGCTACTGCGCCCCTGTCGAGTACAGGAGGCACTACGCCCGACATTAGCTTGGACACGAGCGGGGTGACGGCAGGAAGCTATACGGCAGCGAATATCACCGTGGACTCTTTCGGTAGGATTACAAACGCCACCAGCGGAGCCGTAGCCGACGCCACCCGAATCCTCGTAACAGCGAAAAACGTTTCGGGGGGTCAGCTCGCCAAGGGCACACCCGTCCACGCTGTCACACCCGTAAGCTCGGGTCAGCAGGTGGAAGTCATCGCGGCACGAGCCGACACGCCCTCGGCTATGCCCGCCACCCTCGTACTCAACGAGACGCTTGAAGACGAAGAGGAAGGAGAAGCCATCGTCGTGGGGTTGATTCAAAACGTCGACACCTCCGCCTTCACAGCGGGCGACGTCATCTACGTCGGGGAGACGGGCGGATATACAAACGTCAAGCCCACGGGAACCAACCTTATCCAGAACCTCGGGGTAGTAGTCAAATCCCACGCCTCCTCAGGAAGCGGCATCGTGTACGGATCGGGACGCTCGAACGACGTGCCTAACATCCCCGAGGGGTATGGGTGGCTCGGTAACGCCTCCGGGGTGGCTACACCTACCCTCTTCAACTTCTACCTCAACAGGTTCGACGACACCGCCTCGACGATGGCCGCAACCCTCGACGCAGGGACGGCGACGATTGAGCGCATCGACACGGCACGCTGGACAGGTACGGGCGTCTACCTCAGCCAACAGAGCGACACGCCAAGCTCGGGCAACGCAATCAAGAGAAAGGTCTACTACAAAAACGAGTTTGGAAGTACCGCCGCCTTCGGGACGTGGACGCTCATTCACGAGTTTGCAGACGACACGAGCTACGCTGACGCGCTCACCTACATTAACGACACTATCATCGCAGGACAAACCAACGGCACGGCTCCGGCCTCTTTGGTGATGACGTGGGAAGACGCTTCAGGTTTTTCCGGTTTGCTTGACGACTACCCCGGCGCAGCGGCGGCGTACTCGCTCCGCTTGCTTGACTCGACGTATACAGGTTCAGCCATCCGCGTCCGTAGGGCCTCAGACAACGCAGAGCAGGACATCGGGTTTGATAACAACGAGCTTGACACCGCCGCCCTCGCTTCGTTCTGCTCAGGTACAAATGGGTTCGTTAAAACGTGGTACTCACAAACAGGCAGTCACGATACTACTCAGACGGCAACGGGAAGCCAGCCCAAGATATACGACAGCGTAACGGGGGTAGTGACTCAGAACGGAAAGCCCGCTGTAGATTTTGATGGAAGCAATGACTTTCTTGACAGCACTGGTTTGTCGGAAACAACCCTTACCAGTTTTCATGTCGCAAAGCCTGATCAAACAAACAGCGGCGATGCGTTTTTGTGCTGGGACGGTACTACGGGTTCTTCGTTCTTTCGATACAACAGCACTGGCAATATGCGCGTAAACCATAACGGCGGATTCACCAGCACCACAACATACACCGCAGCTCAAAACCTTGTGTTTGCCTTGTTCTCGACCTCGCCCAAATTGGGCTATAATGGAGCCACGGCGGAGACTGGCAGCGCCACGGGTAAGACCACAACAGGCGTCCGCATAGGTCAGAAAGGAAACACTGACTACTTCAACGGCAAGGCCCAGGAAATTGTGGTTTGGCCTTCTGACAAGTCGGCAGACCGCTCAGGCATTGAGACCAACATTAACGACTTCTACAGCATCTACTAATGAGTCAGTACATCATCGTCCTCCCCGAAGGTTTCCTGACAAGTGAAGTCAGAGCCAAGAGCATCACCCGCGAGCTCTACAACATCACCGTCCCCGTAGCCGTTCAAGAGGAATACCAAAAGGACGCCACCGTCTTCGGAGTCATCACACACCCCGACGGCATCCAGCACGCGCTCCAAGTCGATACGGACTACATCATCCCGGTAAGCCCACAAGCCACCATCGAGAAGCTCGTCTCCCTCTTCCCGGAACTTAGCGAGCAGGAGAGATTCAACCTCGCCTCCTACGTGCTCAACAACCAAGAGTTCCCATTCGGGAATATCGTGCCCTCAACCACCACCATCAGAGACTACGACTATATGGTCGCCAACGGATGGTTCCCAGAAGAGCCCGAATGAGGTACTTGCTCATCCTTCCTCTCGTAGCCGCTGGCCTCTGCCTGTTTATCCTTGGGCCTTTCTTTGGGTTCTTCCTGCGGGTAGGTACAGATCCTCGCCCGTGGCCGTGGATTTACGACATCTTCCGTGACCTCTCAGCGATGGCTTCTATCATGGCGTCTTCCTTCTTGGATTTCTCTTTGACCAAGGCCAACGGCTACCCCTTCGGACACCAAACCATCTCGGCGGTGTTGGGCGTCAATGCAGCACGTGGCACGCTCTCCCCTCTGGGTAACAAGCTGCGCAACCTGCTCGACTACATCGACCCCGACCACTGCCAAAAGGCATACGACAAAATCAAAACACCATAACACATGGAATTTTTCACAGAACACTGGGCAGAAATCGCCCTCGCCGTTATCGCCCTCGCTGGCACAATCACCGGACTCACAGAATCGACTGAAGACGACAAGATCGTGGACGTCCTCCGCCGCATCGTAAACGCCATCGTATTCGGCAAAGCGAAGTGAAGACGGACGACTTCGATAAGGTACTCAAGGACTTTGCCGAAGAGGTAAACCTTGCAGCCAAGCGAACCCTCGGCTCCCGTAAGATTGGCAAGAACCGGTCCTATGGTGTCGCGTCGCGCTCCTTGCAGAAGTCGCTCGAATACAAAATTGGAGACGGCAAGGTGGAGTTTGGTTCGCCACTCCCCTACGCCGCCTTCATCCATTGGGGCGTCAACGGAACCAGACGGAACCGGAACGCCCCCTTCTCTTTTGGCAGCAAGCAACCGCCTCTCGAACCCATCATGGAGTGGATGAAGGTGAAGCGCTTGAGACCAAGAGACAAAGACGGCAAGTTCGTCAAACGCATTGGACCGCGTGGCGGCGACCGACTAAAGAGCGCCGCCTTCATGATCGCGCGAAGCATCAAACGCAACGGCATCCACGGCCTCAAATACTACTCCGTGGCCCTTGAGAGCATCGTGCCACAATTCACAGACAAGATGGGCGACGCCCTTGTCAAAGACCTCCTCTCCTCCCTCTCCTTCAAGACGGGGAACATCACCGTGAAACTCAAATAAAATGGCCGCAAGAATCTTTGACGACCCCGGCTTTGACGTCCGCCCCGCAGGGCAACCGCTCATCTTCTCAATTGACGACACGGGCACGACGCCCGACCGGTTCGTGGTCATCGTGAAACGTTCAAGCGTCTACACCGCTGGGACGCCCGTTCAGGTGGCCAAATTCTACCTCACGCCCAACACGAATGGGGTGGCCTTCTTTGACCTCTCACCCATTGCCGAGAGTATCTTGGAGTTTCCTTTGAAGGCGGGCAGCACGGTCGTCCACAAGACGGCGGTGGTTGCCGATGCAATGGATGGCCTCACCATGCAGAGGTTCCAAGTGCAGGTGGCCGAATATAACTCCGGCACCGAAGGCAGCGTGGACGACACCGAAGAAGTAATTGTGACCAACGGAACCCAACAAATCGCCGACGGCTTACACCCAAGTTTCAACGACTACCTATGGGGCAACGACGTCGGGTTCTTGACTGAACGCCCCGTGGCGAACAACGTGATCACACACCGCGCCCGACGTGACGAGGAGATGGTGGTGAGCTTCATCGACGGCGACGACATCGGAGAGGCAAGAGCGGGTACATATATTTTGCGGGCAACCTATGTGCCTTATACCGGTTCTTCTTACACTGGGCCAGTAGGGGCGGCCTACACCGGAACGGACGTTACCGAGATGCTCCTACAAATCCCAATTGGCGGCCCGAATTTGGTGGCCAATTACGCCTCCGTTCCTTTCACCTTGGAAGAGACCGACTACATCGACTTCTATTTGTACCGAAGCGACGCGCCAAACCAAGCACAAATCGGCAACGCCTACCGCGTAGTCTTTGACGACACGAGAGGGTGCCGCAACACGGCCACGCAGGTCGCATGGATCAACACGAAGGGCGGGTGGGAATACCTGCGCTTCGATACACGAGCACCCAAGCAAATCAGCGTCGAGGGCAAGACCTTCCGCAAGACCATTGGCACCT